GCTTGAGCGGGTCACCAAAGGCACCCTCATCCTTGCCGCCGCCGACTACCCCGACCTTTGGGATGGCATCGACCTGCACCCCTCCGCGCGCCCGTATGCCGACTGGCATCAGATGTTTTGCCGAGTGCTCAGCGGAAAAGTAACTTGGGCAGGGCAGACCCCGACATCGGAGGTTTGGAGGATTGAGTATGCCCGTTGAGACCGCCGCCGATCGCGCCGCCATGTTCTCGCTGTCCGATTGGGCGGTGAAGGCGCGCTATCGGTCGCGGGGTCGCAACTATGACCTTATCGGCATCTTCGACAGCGCCTATGTGGGCGTGGATGTCGCCGAGGCCGAGTTCGCCTCAACCCTTCCCGTTTTCACCGTGCAGACCGCAAGCCTTGCCTGCCAGATCTCGCTCGGCGACGCGCTTATCGTGGACGGAACGGGCTACATCGTGCGCAACTTCCAGCACGACGGCACCGGCGTCACCGTCCTGCGCCTCGAAATCGACCTTGACCTCGACTTTGCCGAGGAGGCCAACCTCGAGACCGAGGCGGGCGACAACCTTATCACCGAAGCGAATATGTACCTCCTGCAGGAGGCCGCATGAGCCACGCCCGCCGCACCATCCGCGAGCGCGTGGTGAGCATCCTTGAGGCCGCCCAGGTGGCCGACTCGGTGTCGGCTTCGCGCGTGTACCCGCTCGCCGCCGGCACCGTATCCGCAGCCCTCGTCTACACGAACAGCGAAATCGTGAGCGACGCATCCTCGACGCTGACCGCCCCGCGCCACCTTGGCCGCGAGCTCGTCTTGGTCGTCGAGTGCGTCGCCCGCGACTCGCGCCACCTCGACGATCGGCTGGACAACCTCTGCGCCAACGTCGAAAACGCCATCGGCGCAGACAACACGCTCGGCGGCCTCGTGAAGGATTGCATCCTGCTCGATACCGCCATCACGCACACATTCGACGGCGACGCCCCCATCGGCTCGGCGCGGATGCAGTTCCGGGTGCAGTACCGCACCAGCGAAGCCGACGCGGGTTCGGTTATTTCATGACCTCAGGAGATCACGACAATGGCTAATCATCATGGCTCGGAGGGCCTCGTCCGCGTGGCCTCCGCAACCGTCGCGGAAGTGACGGGCTTCTCTTTCACCGCGTCCGCCGAGTACGCCGAGGACACGAACCTCGCGGACCTCGACAAGACCTACAACGTGACGGCCATCAAAGGCTGGTCCGGCAACGTGACCGCGTTCTGGGACGAGACCGACACCTCCGGCCAAGTCGCGCTCGCCCCTGGCGCGAACGTTTCGCTCGTGCTCGCCCCCGAGGGCGTCGGCGCCGGTGCCACGCGCTACAGCGGCAACGCACTCATCACCGAAATCACCCGCAACGTGCAGCGCGGCGCCATCACCGAGATCACCTTCAACTTCGTGGGCAACGGCGCCCTTACGGTTGCGACCTCATGAGCGAATGGAAGGCGCGGGCGCAGGCGCAGTTCAAGGAGCGGCGCTCGCCTGAGGCGCTTCTGGAGGTGCCTGTCCCGGAGTGGGGCACCTCGATCTGGTACTGGGCTGACATGACCCTTGCTGAGCGGCGGGAGATTTTCCTGCTCGCAAAGCAGGACGGCGACAACACCATCCTCGACCTCGAGGCGATGGCGGTCACCCTCCAGGTTCGCGCGCGGGACAAGTCAGGCGCTCGTGTTTTCGGCAAGGCCGAGCGCCGCGACCTGATGAACGACTACGACCCCGACATCATCGCCCGCATCGTCTCGGCGATGAATGGCGGCACGGTTGAATCGGTCGAGGTGGCCGAGGGAAACTGAGAAAGGACGCTGGGCTTCACGCGATCTACGCTCTCGCGCTACGGCTCAGCGTCCTACCCGCCGAAATCTTCGACATGACAGAGCGTGACTTTTACCACCTGCTCGCCGCTGCAAAGCTCGAGCAGGAAGCTCAGGAGCAGGCATGGCGCGCGCAGAAGTCCAAATCACTGCGGTAGACAGAACCGCAAACGCCATCCGCTCGGCGACCAACGGCCTCAAGACCGTTGAGCGCACGGCGAAGATCACGGGCAAGGCGATGAATCTTGCCTTTGGTCTTTTTACCGGCGCCGCGCTCACCGCTGCCTTCGGAAAAATTCTCGAAGCAGCCAAAAAGACCAACGAAGGCGCGCAGGCGATTGACCGACTGAACAAGGCGCTAAAAGACCCGGCGCTTGTCTCCGCGGCCAACTCTTTCACCGCAACCCTTGCCAACGGTTTCTCGCGAGTCGTTGAGTACGCCGCTAAGGCTGCAACAG